GCCGAGGAGTCGGCCGCCTACCTGCGCGGGCTTGAGACAGGCGACTGTCCGGAGTTGCCAGCGGGCTGAATGTGTGGCACACCCCGTGCATGACGGCGGGTGCGGTATCGTACGCATCCCAGCGGGATGCGTGGTATGGGCGCCTGGCCCGCGAAGGGTTCCGCGACATCGAGCGCGGGGGGCACCTGGTCCGCGGCGTGCCGCGGGCACGGCGAGGGCGTGTCGAGGTCGACGCGATTGCCGAGTACTACCGGCTCGCGACGGCGTGGCTGGAGGGGGCGTGTGCCCCTCGGGGGCGGGACCGGGCCATCTGGGAGCGGCACGCCGACGGGCAAACCGTGCGCGCGATCGTCCGTGCGTTGCGCGTGTCGTCGCGAGACGTCGTCGCGGTCGTCGCGCGGGAGCGGCAGCGGATGCTAGCGGCGGCGCGCGAAAGCGCGGGGGACAACGACGAGAGGTAGGCATATGCCCGGGAGACAGCGGGGGCGCAGGGCGCAGGCGAGGGAAGCCGCGGCCCGAGAACAGGCGCGGAGAGATGCGGAGGCGGAGGCCAAAAAGCAGGGCAAAAAACCGGGCACCGTGGCACTTCACGCGCCCGGTTGCGACGTCGACGCTCGGCCCGATGGGCTGCTTGGCGCGCCCCCGGATCTCGGCGCGATCGAGATCCCGCCGTGCGAGATCCGCGCGGAGCGCGTGGCGTGGATCGCGGGGCTGATGGCGGCCAACAAGTGGCCGCAGTACCCGCATGCGAACGCTTTCCGCGAGCGCATCGCGGCCGTGTGGGGCGTCGACGGGTCGACCGTGCGTCACGCAGCGGCCGAGGCGCACAGGGTGGTGGCCATCTCGGAGGCGGAGAGACCCCGCCTGCAAGCCGAGGTCGCCCAGACGATGCTTGGGATCGCCAGGCAGGCGCTCGCGACCCCGTCGCTCGTCAACGGTCTACCCGACTACGAGTCGGCGCGACGCGCGATGCTGGACTTTGCTAAGTATGTCGGCGCAGCGGTCGACGACGAACAGCGGGCCCGCGTCCGCATCGACGTGCGCCAGGTTTCCGACGCCGAGCTCGTGGCGCTCGGTGTCGATGCGATGCGTGTGCTAAATGGGCGCGACGAGACATGATGCCATGATGGCCGCGGTGTATCGGGTACGTCCCCTCCAGGGGAGTGACCGTGAGATCGTTATCTCGTCATACCTGAGAAGCGCGCGCAACGAGGGTGCGTCGCGCCACATGACGTCGCGCGCGTACCATGCGCACATGGTCCCGCGCGCCGAGGAGATCGCCGCCGGGTGCGGCGTCGTAGCGTGCGACACGGAGGACCCGTGGCACGTGTTCGGCTGGCTCGCGTACGGTCGTCTAGCGGGCGCGGGCGACGTGTGCCGGTACGTCTACGTGAAACACGCGTATCGCAGGATGGGGCTTGCGCGCGCGATGTGGGGCGCGGCCTTCGGGGCGGGCCGCGGCCACGTGGTGACGTGCGAGCACGTGGGGCGCGTCTACGGGCATCTACGCGAGCGCTACGCACTCGCGTTCGACCCCCATGTCTGGAGGAACGTATGAGCAGATCGCGGACCGAGGTAGAGGCCGAATACAACGCCGTCGTCGCCACATTCGGATGGCTTTGGCGTCGGCGGGAGCAGCTCGAGGCGGAGCACCGCGAGGTGGTGCAGCGGCTCGACGAACACCGGGCGAGGCTCGACGCGCTCGATGACGAGGTCGTGCATGCGAGCGACGACGGCACGCAAGCCGTCGCCGCGGAGGTGCCGCAGTGATTCGGGTGCTCGAAGTGCGCTTCGACGCGGCAACGAAGTTGCCGCGTCTTGGCGATCGCAACGGGCTGTCCCTCGTGCGCGCGCCTGGCGGCAATGACGCGCCCGTCGAGCACGAAATCCTATGGAGCATGGCCGATCGGCTTCTTCTTGTGCGGCACGTGCGCAGCGGTGAGACCGTGTTCGTGCCCATCGACCGCGTGCGTGAGATGAGCGTGTCGCCCGCGTGCCTGCCGCACGTTCTCGCGCGGCTCGGGGTCGCTCCTGCCCCTGCCGAAACCGCCCTCTCGTCTGCCGAACCTGCGCCTGCGCCGCCGCCGCCGCCCGCCCATGACGCCCCCGCAGCGGCCCCGCGGGGGCGCGTGGCGCGGGCCGTCGCCGAGGCCGACTGAGGTGGACGCGCAAAGGGCACGAGAGGTACTGGCGGAGCTCGTGAGGCGGCGCAAGCGGGCCTCGCTGAGCGAGGTACCTTTCGGGGCCCAGCGCGCGTTCATCGACGACCCGTCGCGGCTCAAGGCCGCGCTGTGCACGCGGCGCAGCGGGAAGAGCTACGCATGTGGCGTGTACATGCTAGGCGAGGCGCTGCGGCATCCTGGGGCGACGGTCCTCTACGTCGCGCTGACGCGCGAGTCCGCAAAGCGCATCATGCTCAAGGACATCTTGCGTGTACTCGATCGCGGTCACGCGATCGGGGCGCGGTTCAACGAGGTCGAGCTCAGCGTCACGCTGCCGAATGGGTCGGTGATCTATTTGCTCGGGGTCGACGCGTCGGATGCGGAACGGGACAAGCTGCTAGGGCAGAAGTACCGGCTCGCGGTGGTGGACGAGAGCGCCAGCTATCGCATTAGCCTGCGCGATCTGGTCTACGCGACGCTTCGCCCCGCGACGGCCGACTACCGCGGCACGATCGCGCTCATCGGGACGCCGGGGAACGTCCGCTCCGGGCTATTTTTCGACGTCACGACTGGCACCGAGCCGGGGTGGTCGGTCCACCGGTGGAGCGCGCGAGACAATCCGCACCTCGACTGGGACTCTGAGATCGCAGACTTCGTTGCGGGCAACCCAGCAGTTCGCGATACGCCGCGTTTCAAGCAGATGTTCCTCGGGCAGTGGGTGGTGGACACGTCTGCGCTCATCTTTGCGGGCTACGACCCGACGCGGAATGACGTCGTCGCAGAGTCGCTCCCAGCGGACCTGGACAACTACGTGTTCGTGCTCGGCGTCGACCTCGGGTTCTCCGACGCGACCGCGCTAACGCTCGTTGCGTACGCGCGGCACGACCCGACCCTTTGGGTGCTGCGGTCACAGAAGCGGGCGGGGCTTGACGTGAGCGAGACGGCCGCGTGGATCCGCCGGTGGGCGGACCAGGTCCCGATCGCTGCGACGGTCGCGGACACGAGCTCGCGGCAGGTGGTGGAGGAGCTGCGGCGCAGGCACGCTATCCCGATCGAAGCGGCGGAGAAGGCCGGCAAGGGCGAAGCTATGATCATGATGTCGAGCGACCTGCTCACTGGGCGGGTTCGAGTCTTGCAGCCGCAGTGCTCGCAGCTCACCGATGAGTGGGCGGGCGCGGTGTGGGACGAGGCGGCGCGCGAGCGCGGCAGGCTGATCGAGCACCCTGGGTGTACCGTGGACTGCATCGACTCGGCACTCTACGCATGGCGGCGCGCGACGAACTACGCGGCGCGGCCGCTGGGCCCGCCGCGGTGGCTCGGCCCGCCACGCGATGACGAAGAGTCCGAGGCGTATGCAGACCGTCTCGCAGAGGGAGACGGGGGAGACGAGGGGGGCGGATGGGCAGCATAGACGGCGACGAGCGGCTAGCCCTTGTCGAGGGGATGGCAAGGGTCGTGCGCGACTACCGCCTCGACATGCTCGAGGCGTTCGGGGTGAAGATAGTTCGTTCCCGCCACGAGGCGCCTGCGCCTGCGCAGGCCGCGTCGACGTCGGACGGCGACATCGACGAACTGATGGCATATGCAGGCGCCTGAAAACGGAGGGTGAAGGGCATGGCGACCGCTGCCGAGCTCGAGAGGATGGGCGTGCAGGTCACCGACCTGCGACGGCGCGAGGCAAGGGTGGCTCCCCAGCACTGGAGCCAGGCCGACCCCCGCGACTACCACACGCACCTAAGCGCGCTGCTCGCGCGCCTCGAACAGCAGCACGCAGCGCGCCGCGCGGACTGGCTGCGGTACGCCCGCCTCTACACGCGGCGGGACATCCAGGCTTTCCGCGCGATGCGCGGGACGGCGAGGGCCGTCACGGCGCCCGCGGCGAGACGCGCGACGTTGTCTCTCAACGTCGTTAAGTCGTGCATCGACACCGTGGCGGCGAAGATTGCGAAGAGCCGCCCGAAGGCGATGTTCCTGACGTCAGGGGCGGACTACAAGCTCAGAGAAGCGGCCAAGGGCCTCACGAAGTTTGTCGGCGGCGTTTTCGAGGAGGCGCGCGCGTACGAAGCTGGGCAGCGCGCCTTCGTGGACGCGTGCGTTGTGGGTCTCGGCTGCGTGTCCGTTTTCGTGGAAGGGGACGCGTTCGGGATCGAAAGGGTGTTCCCTGACGAGCTTCGGATCGACGATGAGGACGCCCGCGACGGGCGGCCGACGGAGATCACCCGTGTGCGGCCTCGGTCGCGCGCGTGGCTGCTCGCACGCCTGGGCGACGACCAGGCCGCGCGGCGAGCGGTGCTCGAGGCGCCTGCGCTGCGCGAGATGGCAGACGCCGGCATGGCGGAGCACGTAGAGGTCCGCGAGACATTCCGCGTAGCGAGTGGCGACGGCGTGGGGGACGGGATTCACTGCCTGACCATCGAGGGCGCCACGCTTTGGCACGAGCGCTGGCCTCACCCTTGGCTCCCGTTCGCTTTCGTCCGCTGGTCGGAGGATCCGTTCGGGTTCTTTGGGATAGGTCTGGCGGAGGAGTTGTTCGACCTGCAACTCGAGATCGCCAAGACGATGCGCCACATTGCCAGGGCGGTAGAGGGCGCGGTCCCTCGCGTATTCATCGAGGGCACATCGAGCGTCGCGAAAAGCAAGATCACCGACGAGATATGGTCGCTTGTTGAGTACACAGGCGCGCCGCCGACGTTCTCGCCCGCGGCCGCGCTGAGCGGCGAGGTGTACAGCTACCTCGAAAGCCTGATCCGCAAGGCCTACGAGATCACGGGTGTGAGCATGCTCAGTGCGCAGAGCAGGAAGCCTGCGGGTGTCACGGCGAACGTCGCGCTGCGGACGCTCCAGGACGTTGAGAGCGAGCGGTTTGCGCTCGTGGGCCAGCGCTACGAGCAGCTATATCTCGACATCGCGCGCATCGTTGTGGACATGGCGCGAGGGCTGAGCGAGCGCGTCGGTGGGCTCCGAGTCAAGGTGCGAGACGGGAAGAACGTCGCGCCGCTGGACTTCCGGGACATCGACCTCGAGAAGGACAAGTACTTGATCGACGCATATCCAGTTTCGCGGTTGCCTACGGACCCGGCCGGCCGGCTTGAGTACATCACCGAGCTGATGTCTCAGGGCATCGTCGCGAGTCGCGAGGAAGCGCTCGAGCTGCTCGACTGGCCGGATGTCGAGGGCTTCGTGAATGTCGCGACGGCCGGCGTGCGGACGGTGCAGCGGGTCATCGCAGGGATCCTCGACGACGGCGTCTACCGCCCTCCGACGGAGATCATGCCGCTGGCGCAGGCCGTGACGATGGCGCAGGCGGCACTGCTCGAGGGCGAGGACGAGGGGCGGCCGGAGGCGCGGCTTTCACTTCTGCAACAGTGGCTGGACGCGGCGACGGTGCTGGAACGCACCGTGCGCGAGCGCGAGCGCGAGTCGTCGCCCGCTGCGCCCGCTGCGCCAGGGATGGTGCCGCCCGGCGTGGCGGAGTGACGGAGGCGGCACGATGGCGGAGACGGTGACAGCGGGCGTCGCTCCGGCGCCGAAGGCGGAGGTCGAGGCGCCGAAGGCGGAGGTCGAGGCGCCGAAGGCGGAGGTCGAGGCGCCGAAGGTCGAGGCGCCGAAGGCCGAGGCGACGGAGGTCGAGGCGCCGAAGGCCGAGGACAGGCTCACGCCGCGGTTTCGCGAGCTCGCGCGTCGCGAGAAGGCTCTCGTAGAGAAAGAGAGAGAGTGGAAGGCCCGGGAATCGGAGCATAGGGCCTTGGTGGAAGCGAAGGCGCGCCTACGCGAGGACCCGACGGGCGCGCTGGAGGTGCTGGGTGTGCGCTTCGACGACCTCGTGCAGGCGCTGCTGCCGAAGGCGCCCGAAGCGCCGGTTGCGGCCGCCGAGCGTGTGGCGCGCGAGACGGTCGAGCGAGGACTCGCCGCCACGCGCAAGGCGCAGGAGGAGGCCGAGGCGGCCGAGGTCGACCGGGTGATCGCCGCTGCGCACGAGCGGTGGGGTAAGGAGATCGACGCGACGCCGGACTTCGAGCTCGTGCGCGAGCAGCGGGCGCATGGTGCGGTGTACCAGCTGATCGAGGATTACTTCGCCCAGCACGGGGAGTTGCTGGCCGTGGCGCAGGCTGCGCAGATCGTCGAGGAAACCCTCGAGGAACAGGTGCGCGCCGCCGCCTCGCGCGTCGGGAAGCTCCGACGGCTTCTCGGAGAGTCTGCGGCAGCTCCGTCGGCGCCGCCCGTGGCGCGGGCGGCCCCGGCGAGTGCGGTACCGACGCTGGCGGGGAAGGCACCCCCGGCGAGTGCGCCCGCTCCGGCGCCACCAGCGCAGGAAACCCGTGAAGAGCGGATAGCGCGCATCTTCGCGAAGATCGCCGGCTGAGGACACCCGGTGAAAACACCGGGCTGCCAGTAGCAGGACCAGAGGTAGACGGTCCGCAGAGACGCCGAGGCACCGGAGCGCGTCATTCGGTGTGGGCACGTGGCCCATGCCAGACCGCGCAACTCACGCTGCGCCCGATGGCGCGCCCGGTGGCACCATGGCTGGATTCGACCTGACGAACCTCGACGCGTTCCTGAAAGAGTACTACGACAGAGCGAAGGTGGAAGATCTCACCTTCGCGAGCCGACCTCTGCTCGCGTACCTGTCAAAAAAGAAGGGTCTCAAGGGTCGGCGGACGCCGATTCCGGCTAAGTACGCCAACCCCCGGGCGGTATCGTCGCAGATCGCGACGTCGCTCACCGCGGCGTCCAACGCCTACTCGCGCGGCGTGGACTGGCTCATGACCAGGGTGAAGCTGTACAACGCGGTGACGATCGACCGCGAGACGGCGCTCGCGTCCGACTCGAAGGACGGGGCGTTCCTCTCCGCGCTCACCGAGGCGATCGACGGCGCCATCGCCGGGACGTCGGACCGTCTCGCGCAGGCGCTGTACCGAAGCGGATGGGGCGAGATCGGGACTGTCGCAGCGAGCGGCATCTCTGGATCGACCATCACTCTCGCGAACGTTTCAGACGCCTATGGCGTCGAGGTTGGCGACGTACACTGCTTTTCGAGTTCGCTTAACGCCGCGGTGCTGCGCGGCAGTGCCACGAAGACGTTGACGGTCACGAAGGTCAACCGCTCGACCGGGGTCATCACGTACAGCGCTGGTGTCGCTGCGACGATCTCCGGCGGAGGCGGGTCCGTCGCCGACGGCGACTACATCTTTACGAACGGCGACAGGGAGGACTCGGCCACGCCGACGGCGCGGATGGTCGCGGGCTTCGAGGGCTGGGCGCCCTCGAGCGCGCCGGGCGCGACGGCGTGGTTTGGCGTGGACCGCACCGTAGACGACAGGCTCACGGGCATCACGTACAACGGCGCGTCCGACGACCCGCAGGATGCGATCCTGCAAGCAGCGGTGCGCATGGGCGCGAACGGGCGAACGCCGACTCATGCGTTCATGAGCTTCGGAAATTTCGCGAAGCTCGTGCAAAACGTCGCCGTGGCGCAGCGGTTCGTGGACAACGTCACGGCGAACGTGCAGTTCTCGGGCGTGACGATCCTCGGCCCGAAGGGCCCGATCAAGGCCGTGCCCGACCAGTTCTGCCCGCCGAACCGGCTTTGGGTCCTCGACAAAGACGGACCCGAGCTGCTGTACCTGGGCGACTCGCTTGTCCACGTTGTGGAAGACAGCGACGGGCGCCGCGTCCTTCGCCAGGCGAGCGCGGACGGCGAGGAGGTTCGCGTGTCGTTCATCGGGAACTTGTGCGTTCCGGCTCCGCAGACGCTCGCGAACGTACAGGTCACGGCTGTGACGGGCTGACGGCAGCGGTGCTGCGCGCGGACCGTCGTCGTGGCGGCCCGCGCGCAAGTCCCGCAAGAGGGAGGACCACGTGGACAAAAAGGGGCTCGCGGTCACGTTGCTCGAGCGCGCATCTCGCGCGAATGGGAAGGCGCCTTCGCATGCGGCCTCCGAGCCGGATGGGTCAGACGGGGCGGATGCTGGCAAGGTGTCGGCGATCGAGGATCTCATCGCGGCGGTACACGCCAAGGACACGACTGCCGCGCTCGAGGCTTTCGAGTCGCTCCTGGACATGTGCTGACAGATGGGCGCCGTCTCGCTAACTACGCTGCGCACGGCCTGTCTGCAACGCGCCGATTTCGAGTATTCCGACCTTGTCGGGACGCCCGAGCTGGACAGGCTCATCAACGGCGAGGGGGCGGAGCTGCATTCGGTCGTCGTGGACGCCTTTGAAGACCAGCACACGATCGTGAGCGGCTCGCTTGCGGTCTCGGCGAGCACGTACGCGCTCTCATCGCTGCCCGCTGGCGCGCCCTTCTACAAGTTGCGTGGCGTGGACCGCGACGAGGGTGGCGGGGACTGGCGGGACGTGGCGCGATTCGACTTCGGCGAGCGCAACAGGCGCCGCGCCGCGGGGTCGGGGCGCACGGTGCGCTACCGGCTTGTCGGGGCGTCGATCCACTTCACGCCAGACGACGCGGCAGCAGGGACGTACCGGATCTGGTACGTCCCCGGCTACGTGGACCTCGTGAGCGGGTCCGACACGCTCGACTACCCGGAAAACTGGGCGGTCGAGTACATCGCGGCAGGTGTTGCAGTGAAGTTGGCGGCGAAGGAAGACGGCGACGTACGGCCCTTTTTCGAGATGAAGGACCGCGTGACGAAGCGGATCCGCGCAGCCGCTCAGAATCGCGACGCGGGCGGCCCGGACCGGATGTCGCGCG